TTCAGAAATGCTTGGACATTATCTGGTAAAACCATAACAGAAGATCTAGCTGAATCTAAAAAGATTTTTCAAGATAAAATTAGAGAAGTTAGAACTCCATTATTAGCAGCAGAAGATGTTGTGTATATGAAAGCACTAGAGGCTGGAGACAGCTCTGCACAAACTGCAAGTGCAGCAACGAAGAAAAAGTTAAGAGATGCACCAGCAGCAAGTGCTATATCAAGTGCAGATACAATAGCTAAGTTGAAAGCTGCATGGGATAAAGATTTGTTAGGCGATAGTCCTTACGCATAGGAGAGCTAAATGGCATTAACAAAAGTAATAGGTAGTGGGTTAGGTACATTAACTGGTAATGCAGATCTAGATGGTGCTGTGGATATGGCATCTACTTTAACTGTGGGGGGTGTTACTACATTAAATGGTAAATTTCTTATTGATGGCAGTAATAATGACTTAATGACATTTAGAACTACTGGAGATACAGCATCTCAAGTATTAGGTTTGCAGTTTCAAAACAATAGTGAAGAAGTTACAGCACAGATATTTGGAACTGGAGATAATAGCACTAGTGGTGTGTTTAGAATTAAAGGAATAGGCTCTGTAGAAGTACATGGTGGCGATGTAGCAGTTAGTGGTGATGCTACTAATATGTACAAGTTA